AACGCTCGAGTACCTATTCAGCAACTCACCAGCAACTCGGGGCAGTCTAAGATTAGCGCTTTAATTGGGAACTACAATCACTATCTCAATATGATACGTGATATTACGGGCCTCAACGAAGCGCGTGATGGCTCTATGCCTGACCCTAATTCGCTCGTAGGGGTACAAAAGCTAGCGGCACTAAACTCTAACGTAGCTACTCGACATATCTTAGATGGTAGCTTATTTATCTTGAAGTCGTTGGCTGAAGCTTTGTCGTGCAGGGTAGCCGACATCCTGGAGTATGCGGATTTCAAGGAAGAGTTTGCTAATCAAATCGGCAAGTATAATGTTTCTATCTTAAACGATATCAAAGATTTATATATCTACGATTTCGGTGTCTTTATTGAGATAGCTCCTGACGAAGAGCAGCGGGCTATGCTAGAGCAGAATATCCAGATGGCTTTATCTAAGAACGACATTAACTTGGAGGACGCTATCGATATCAGAGAAATTAAAAACATTAAGTTGGCAAACCAACTCCTCAAGCTCAAGCGCAAGAAGAAGCAAGAGCGCGAGGAAGCTATGCAACTTCAACAGCAGCAGATGCAGGCTCAGCAGCAGTTCGAGTCGCAGAAGTTAGCCACGGAGGCTCAGATGATGAAGATACAGGCTGAAGGTCAGCAGAAAGTGCAGATTAAGCAGGCCGAGGTGGCTTTTGATATTGAGCGTATGCAGATGGAAGCCCAGCTTAAAAACCAGTTGATGCAGCAGGAGTTTAATTACAATATGCAGCTCAAGGGTGTAACTGAGGAACTTATTGCTGGACGAGAGGATATGCGTGAAGACGCTAAAGCAAAGCGTATTAGCCAGCAGAATACAGAGCAGTCGAAACTAATTAATCAGCGTAAGAATAACTTACCGCCTATCAATTTTGAATCAAATGAGGATAGCCTTGATGGCTTTGACCTTGCTGAGTTCGAGCCACGATGATGTCGGTAAAAAATAATTATCTTTGCACAAATTAAATACAATGGAAATTAAAGTACGAGACCTAGGCGTAGTAGAAGAGAAGTCTGTTGCAGAAGTGGAACAGGAGCTTCTTGAAAAGCACGAAGCCGAAATAAATGGTGAAACACCTGAAGAGCCAGTAACTGAAACTGTGTCGGAGCCGACACACGATGAGCCCACTGGTTTAGATGAGGAACAAGTTCTTTCATTTCTAAAGGAACGATACGGAAAAGAGATTAACACCGTAGGGGAATTGTTTGAAGAGCGCGAGTCTGCGCCTGAACTCCCTGAAGATGTAGACGCTTATTTCCGTTTTAAAAAAGAGACGGGTCGTGGACTCAAAGACTTTGTTGAACTCAACAAGGACTATGACGAGATGAACCCTGACAAACTCTTAGCGGACTACTATCTCGCTACAGAGGACGGCTTAGATGCCGACGATGTAAAGAGTATGGTAGACGATTTCAGTTACGATGAAGACCTCGATGAAGAGGCTGTTATTCGTAAGCGAAAGGTCGCTAAGAAGAAAGAGGTTAATAAGGCTAAGAAATACTTCTCAGACCTTCAAGAGCAATATAAGGTACCCCTTGAGTCAAGCGGTAATCCTTTGTCTGGAGAAGAAAAAGAAAATTTTGAAGCCTATCAACAATACGTGAAGGAGTCTAGTAGTGTCCAACAAGAGAACGCTCGTCGTAACGAGTGGTTTCGGGATAAGACTGACGAAGTTTTTTCTGGTGAATTCAAAGGTTTTGAATTTAAGGTCGGAGATAAGGACGTCACTTTTAACCCAGGGAACGCTAGCGAGCTGAAAAAAAACCAGATTGACATTATGAACTTTATAAATAAGTTTATGGGTGACGACGGTTTGATTCAGGACGCAGCAGGATACCATAAGGCTTTGAGCGTTGCAATGAATCCTTCTAAGTTCGCACAGTTCTTTTATGAGCAGGGCAAAGCTGACGGAGTTGAAGACATCAGTCGTAAATCCAAAAACATAAATATGGATTCGCGAAAGGTGCCTGAGACTTCGAGGAAGGACGGAATGCAAATTCGGAGTGTAAATTCCGATTCGGGACGCGGACTAAAAATTAGAAGCGCCCGTAGAGTGTAATATTTAAAAACTAGAAAAAATGGCTGTAAAAACAACCCCTGGGTTTGATTTAACCCCAGCTCCAGTAAAACAAGCTCTGGAGACAAATTATATCACTAATTTTGATTTCTTAAACCAGTATCTCCCCGATACGTACGAGAAAGAATTCGAGCGCTACGGAAATCGTACTATCTCTGGCTTCTTGCGTATGGTAGGAGCGGAGATGCCTTCTAACTCTGACCTCATTAAGTGGGCTGAGCAAGGGCGTTTGCACATTAAGTATTCTAACGTAAATGCAGATACTGCTCAAGGTGGTGGAGCTACTGCTACGGCGTTTGATTATACAATTACCCTTGGGGCCACCGAGGACCGAGCTTCTTTGCGCCCAGGTCAGACGGTTATGATTTCTGCTAATGCAGGAACTCTTTCTAACAAAGGAGTAATTGAAACTGTAGGTAACGTTGGTGGCGGGGCTGGTGGAACTTTTACTATTGCTGTACGTCTTTATGAGGCGGACCAAGCTATGGCTCAAAATACTAACTGTAGCCTTTTTGTTTATGGTTCTGAGTTTGCTAAAGGAACAAATGGTATGACAGGGTCTTTGGAGGCTCAAGATAACTTCTTTGAGAATAAGCCAATTATCTTAAAGGACAAGTACGCCGTTAACGGTTCTGATATGGCTCAAATCGGTTGGGTTGAAGTAACTTCTGAAAACGGAGCTACTGGATACCTTTGGTATTTGAAGTCTGAGCACGAGACACGCCTTCGTTTCGACGATTACTTGGAAACTGCTATGATTGAAGCTGTACCTGCTGCTGCTGGTTCTGGAGCCTTGGCTTATTTGAGTAGCGCTGCTAACTCGGCAACTGGTGGAGCTGTAGGAAGTACAGACGCTGGTTCAGAAGGTGTGTTCTATGTGGTTAACAACCGAGGAAATGTATTCCAAGGTATCCCAACTACATTGGCTGAGTTTGACACTATCATCCAGCGATTGGATAAGCAGGGTTCTATCGAAGAGAATGTAATCTTCGTTAACCGTGACTTCTCATTCGCTATCGACGATATGTTGGCTGCTCAGAACTCTTACGGTGCAGGCGGTACTTCGTACGGTCTCTTTGACAATGACGAAGAGATGGCGTTGAACCTCGGTTTCCGTGGCTTCCGACGTGGTTACGACTTCTATAAGTCTGATTGGAAGTACTTGAACGACCCAACTATGCGCGGTGGTTTGACTGGCGGTAAGGTAGACGGATTGTTGGTGCCAGCTGGTTCAACAACTGTATACGACCAAATTATGGGTAAGAACGCTAAGCGACCTTTCCTCCACGTTCGGTACCGCGCTTCAGAAACTGAAGACCGCCGTTACAAGACTTGGATTACTGGTTCTGCTGGTGGAGCACGTACTAGCGACCTCGACGCTATGGAAGTCAACTTCCTGTCTGAGCGAGCTGTATGTACGCTCGGCGCGAACAACTTCTTCTTGTTCCGTGACTAATCTATGAAAGGGAGGGGGCAGTAAAACCCCCTCCTTTTTTTTCTTATAAATTCTTAATTCAATAAAATGAAAAAACAAGCTCAACTCGTAGACAAAATCTACAAGCTTAACCGCGACGTGGCACCGTTAACTTTTACGCTGTCTTCCCGCAACACTTCTCGTAAGCCGCTTATGTATTTTGACGGACAAGTCAATCGCGCTTTACGGTATGCTCGCAATCAGAAAACTCCATTCGAGGACGAGCAAGACGGAAACTTTATTTTAGAACCAATCGTCTTTGAAGACGGGTTCCTTTCGGTACCAAAAGAAAACCAGGTACTACAGCATTTTTTGAGTCTGCACCCTGACTCAGGCTCTACCTTTTCTGAAGTCAATAAAGAGAAGGACGCTCAGGAGGAGCTAGACTATATGGTTGTCGAGGCGGACGCTTTGGTAGCTGCGCGTAAGATGAGTGTGACGGAAATGGAGATGATTGCTCGGGTGCTCCTAGAGATTGACCCTAGTAAGCTGTCTTCTGCTGAGCTCAAGCGCGATATCTTAATCCTAGCTAAGCGATACCCTTCTGACTTCTTGGAAGCGCTAGAAGACCCCTCTTTGGACCTGTACGGCAAGGTGTCATTAATCCTTGACAAAGGTCTTTTGGGTATGCGTAATAACGGACGCGACATCCACTTTAACTTAAAAACCAATAAGAAGCGTATGATGACGGTTCCCTTTGGTGAGGACCCGAAGTCTGCTATCGCGGCTTACTTGCAGAGCGATGATGGTATCGAGGTCTTGAAGATGCTTGACAAACAGCTAGAGTAATTTTTTAAAAGCCTTATCTTTGGTTTTTATTCATCCATTAACTTTTTTAAAATGGTAAAATTTCTCAAGGTTACAAACGC